GTGGACTACTTTTCAATTATATTATACACCTTTAAGTATGATTCACGCTCTCGGGCTATTGAGATATCAATTCCAAACGTTCATACTCAAATAATAGAATACGATAATCTTAACAGGATCATAAAAAAGACGGAGAAAGTAGGTTTTGAAAAGATTTTTCTGACAGAGACAGTTTACGATACTTATGGAAGGATTAGTAAAGAAATCTACCCTTCAGGATTTTATATTATTAATGGATATGACGCAAATGGATATCTGGTAAATATAAAAGATAATAATAATGCTTTGATATGGCAAGCTAATGAAAGTAATGCAAAGGGCCAGTTACTGAGTATAACCAAAGGAAATAAGACGACTACATATGCATATGACAATAGGAACTTTACAAAGTCCATACTTACACCGGGAGTTATGAATATGACTTATATTTATAACGCTAAAGGAAATCTGACTGAACGACAGGATGTATTAACCGCACAAAAAGAGGTGTTTAACTATGATACAATGAATCGTTTAACCAGTTGGAATATTTCAAAAAGCGGTGTGATTACTAAAATAAATACCATGAAATATGAGCCCACCACCGGAACAATAATTTCTAAAAGTGACTTGCAATATGCTATGAATTACGGCGAAAATGGAGCACCGGTTCATGCTCTTACATCAATTGGCGGTAATTCAGATATTATTCCCGACAGTGATCAGACGATAGCATATACAGATTTCAAAAAAATATCCATTATAAGCGAAGGTGGTAATTTATTAAATATTTCATATAATACGGATGAAGAGAAGCGTAAATCAACATTACAAAAAAATGGAGGCGTAGCTACTCTTAGATATTACGTGGGTAATTATGAGGAAGAAATTATTAATGGTGTAACTAAAAAGATTCATTATTTGGCAGGAGGAAACGGTTTAGCAGCCATATACATTCAAAATGGCAGTGTTAATACGCTTTATTATGCATACACCGATAATCTTGGTTCTTTAATTGCTCTGACTGACGCAAATGGTAATGTTAAAGAAAAATACAGCTACAACCCATGGGGAAATAAACAAAATCCTGATAATTGGTCATTAGAAGATACCCGCACTGCTTTCATTGTCAATCGTGGATTTACAATGCATGAGCATCTGCACGAGTTTAAGCTAATTAATATGAACGGGCGGGTTTACAATCCTCTTGTAGCTATGTTTTTAAGTCCTGATCCTCATATCCAAGCCCCCGAAAATTGGTTGAGTTATAACAGGTATGCATATTGTTTAAATAATCCGTTAAAATATACAGATCCAAATGGTGAATGGTTTGGAATAGATGATCTATTTGTAGCTGCCGCAGGTTTTGTGATGGGATATCTCTCTCATGGTATTTCTGAAGGTAACTGGGGCGGTAAAGCCGTAGTAAGTGGTTTAACCATGGCCGGTTCAGCTTGGCTTGGATTTAATACATTAGGTGTAAGTATGGGTGTTGGGCAATACGTGAGCAATATGGCTATAAATACAGCGACCAGTATGGTATTACCTTCTTTTAATATGCCTATAACTAATAATTTTGGATTGTCGATATCTCCTTCAATTGGACTGGGACCTAAAGGTGTAGGTGGTGGGTTTAACTATGGAGCTACTTATAAAAATGGTAATAAGAGTTATGGTGTCGGTTTAGGCGTAGGACCGAATCATTTTTCATACGGCATAGGTGCTAAGAGTGGCGATGTGGGATTAAGTTACTACCGGACTCATTATGGAAATGGAGTAGGACTAGACGGAATCCCGAACAAACAAATTGTAGGTGGAGTCGTTTTAGTTGCCGGAGGATTTTCATTTCGAATCGAAAATGATGTATTAGGCGACAGACATGATCGTTGGCGAACCAATGCTGTAGAAGTAGGTTTAGGAAAATATTTTGTTTTTGGAACAACTCTTAATACTAATGACCCGGACACTGAAGGTTTGGGAGTAGATAATACAGAGAATGGTTATTCGGACGGACGTTCTAGCTTGAGTGGAGATCTGAACAAAAATGGTAAAAGTTCTTGGAAAAACGGCCAAGTGTATTCAAGTCCATTTTATGTTGGTATTAAGCAAGGTAATAATGTGTATCGAATGGGATTTAGTCATCCGAAGGTTCAGGATATGACACAAAATAAAGTTCACAGGGAGGGTTTCTTTCATACGTTACTCCCTGGAATTAGTAAACTTCTGCCGGGGGATTTTGGATATCAAAATTATTATGTAAACTACGGTAATTTCCAAAAAGGTGTGTATTTTTACTACGGCAATCTACAACCATATTCTTTGTGGGGATATTAACCAAAAACATTTTCTATGAAAAAAATGATTATGCTTACTTCAATATTTTCATTTCTAGTTTTGTTAATGATTGGTGAGAGTGTTTTTGCAGGTCCCCCCAAGAAAATTATTGATGCGTTTACATTTTGCTTTGATAACAAAGATACTGATATAGAGAATTTAATAAATATAGAAGGATACTATAAAGAAAGAATTCTTTTGAAACGATCAAACGTTGTCGGCTCCTTCCTTAATAAGGATTCCATAGGGCTATATGCCGATAGCGGATTTATTAGTATTATTTTTTATAAAAACGGGCTGTTCAAATACGATTTTTTTTGCCTTAAAGCAGCTTTGTTGAATGAAAACAGTGAAGAGGCCAAATCTTTTTATGATGGACAATGGGGTAGATATTCTATTGATGGAGATATAATTAAAACACAATTTATTTATAAACCATCTAAAGGTGAACTATCTAAATGGAAAGGTACAGAAATCTGGTATAAAGTAATTAATAGAACAACAATAAAAATCGTAAAAATTGATGCTTTATCTACAAACACAGAAGATAAAAACAACTTAGCTTTACATAAAAAAGTTCACGAGGAACGTATGAAAACTTTAATTGTATTTGTTCCTGATAAATTACCTAATTATCTTAATGCTTGGATTCTCAAAGAGAATTGGTTCTGGTGTAATGAGAATGACAGGAAAACATTTTTGAAAAAGAAAAATACTGAAAGGTGAATTGAAATGGCTACCATTTGGCAGCCATTTTGATTTTCAAACCCACTGTATTGGAATTCGTCAGGGAAATAATGTATATCGCATGGGATTTAATGATTCAATGGTGCAAGAAATGACTCAAAATAAGGTGCATCGTGAAGGTTTCTTTTATCTTCCTTTCGGTTATCAGAATTATTATGTAGACCACTATAAAAATAGTGAAGGTGTAAGCAGTAATAAAGGAGCCTATTTTTATTATGGAAATCAACAACCTTTTTCACTATGGGGGTATTAATTCAATAGTTTATTTCTATATTTAATCGCTTATAAATTTGGTAATATGAAAAAGCATATTAAATTTATTATTCTTGTCTTAGCGACCTTTTGTAGTCATTTATTATTCGCAGGACCTCCTAAAAGTATAAAGAACGCTTTTAGATGTTTTGAAAATAAAGACACCAAAATAAGCGAGCGAATAAATATTGAAGGATTCTATGGGGGGCATTTCTTTTATGAAAATGGTTTATATGCCCGTAGTTCAATAATATGGAGTGATCCTGAACAAGATATAAATGATCGTGTAAATTACGATCATGTTCTTGCTTTACAAAAAGCAATGGATAATCGCACTAAAAATGAGCTCAGAGATTTTTATCGTTGGGAGGCATGGGGTAATTATAAAATAGAGGGAGATATTATAAAAACTCAAAGTATGGAAAATACAGCCCCATTATCAGCTTTTAACGGTGCTTTTGAGACTTGGTTCAGAATTATAGACCGCAATACTATTTCATATCTTGGTAGAATACGAATTGGGGAAGATGAAGCAGAAAAGCAAAAACTGGAGGAAGAAATGTCAAAATCTAAAGGTGAAAGAACTATTATTTTTACGCCAACGCCTATACCTCCTTATCAAAAGGCTTGGATATTAAAAGAAAAATGGTTCTGGTGTAATAAAAATGACAGGAAAATATTTATGGAAAAAATAAAGAATGAAAAATGATTTGAGACGGCTACCAATTGGTAGCCGTTTTTATTTATACATTAAATAGGTAATTCATTCTGTTTGATATCCAATCTCTTAAAATAGTTGATGAAAAACTCTTTTGCGAAGTTTTGCTACAATAAAAAATAGCGTATATATTTGTTACCCCTCCGTAAAAAAGAGGGGTTTTACTTTTCAACCTGAGTCTCTATTTCTTAGAGACATGTAGCGAGTGATACACTCAAAGGTTCCGGCCTTTGATCTGCTCCCAAGATTGTCAAACTGAAGATATCGGTGGTATCCGAACCCGATTATCGCTGCTTTAGTTTCCCGGCATTTATCACTATCGCATTATTCATTTTATGCAAGAAGAGAATTTAGAAGAGAAAGACATGCAGATGTCGGTAGAAGACTTATTCCTGTCTAATCAGGAATCGTACTCAGAGGCACAGCAACGTGCGCTCGAAGAAAACAAATCATTTACAAAGACGGAGTTTTTCAGGATGGACAAGCTGGGCGTATACCGTCTTCGTGTCCTGCCTGTAGCACCCAACGCAGACGGCTCGGCTGGTCGCAGGAGTTATGAGTTTCCTGTACGCCAACTGTTACTGGAGATTGAGAAACCGACTACAGGAACCAAACAGAGTTTTATGTATGTAACCGTACCACGTGCTACCGATGCAGAATACTCGGTAGATATCATCGACACATACCGTAAACTGGCGGTCGATGCAGCTAAAGAAAAGGATGATGAAAAGCTGGCCGAGAAGATTGCCGGCGGCTCATATGGTGGTGGGTTGAAGTTCGGTTATGGTCATGCTCTGTACGTATACGATATGAACGAACGTGCGAAGGGGCTGCAACTACTGACTCTCAGCCATTCGCAGTTTAAAGATCTGGATGAACGTAAATTCAAACTATGGCAAAAGAAACTGGCAAAGAATCCCGGCTTCCCTTGTCCCATTTCATCCGTCTACAATGCCTATCCGGTGGAGATCGAGAAGAAGAAAAACGGCTCGAAAACGGAATACGTTACAAGTATCGACAATGAATCGGACACAGATGCACTATCTAAGGAAGAACTAACCGCTTTGATGGCTGCTCCGCGTATACCGGAGATTATTTACCGCTACTCACGTTACCAGTTTGAAGCCACGCTAGAATACCTGAAACAGTGTGATGTGAAATACGGACTGTCGATTATGGAAACCGCCGAAATGAAAGAGGCGATTGAGAAATTGCGGGAAGAACTTCCCAAAGAGGATACAAGTGCTTTTTCTTTTGACAAACGTACCAAAGACTCGAAAGACAATGCATCGATAGGTATCACCTTAGACACACTGATTAACCGATTTGATGAGTTACAGGATAAATCTTTGGGCGATAAAACGGAAGAGGGTCAGGAACTGCGTTCACTTATCCGTACCTATATCGAACAGGAAAATCTAACTATCCGTGTGACACGGTCTACAACCAATGCGGATTTACTGGACTTAATCGAAGAAGTGATTCAAAGCGGTACGGACAAAGAAGAGGACGAACTGCCTCAAGAACCTGAACCTTCGGGGGAAGATGAACCACAAGGACCCGAAAACACCTCTGAGGTACCCACCGAAAGGAACCGCAGAAGAAGGTAAATCAAACATACCTAATTAATTTATTCATCGGGAAGAAGCATATAGTTTATCTATTGCTTCTTCTTCTAATCTTATACATATATGTTTAAGACAATCTTCCCTTGCGTTTTATTAATCAACGATATACATGTTTCCAAAGACAACCTGCCTGATTTTACGGCTAACTGGAATGAGGCTCTGTCCGTCTGTAAAAAGCTGGATATAGAACTGATTGCCGTAGGCGGTGACCTGTTTCAGTCACGTGCTGCCCAGACATTAGATGTATTACTGGCGGTACATGATGCTTTGATAGATGCAGACCGACAGGGTATACAAGTGATTCTGGCCAACGGAAATCACGATAAGGTAAATCAGGAGTCCAACCGCGGTTACTGCCATGTATTCAGTCAGCACGACAATGTAATGCTCGTCGATGAATCTATGAGTGTATGCAAGCCTGATTGGGATTATGCGCTTCATATTATCCCTTATTTCCCCGAAAACGGAACCTTTAAGGACAAACTGGATGATGTAATTCAGCATGAACTGGTAAAAGGGCGAAAGAACTACTTATATATCCATGAGGGTATAAACGGAGCCTTATTACATACTTCGGACAATGAATTACCTGCATCGATGTTCTCAGTCTTCGATAAAATATTCGTAGGGCATTACCATAACAGGTGTACTGTCAAGGGAACGGAAATAGACTATATCGGAAGCTCCCGGCAACACAACTTCGGTGAAGACGAAGAAAAAGGATATACGGTCCTATACAATGACGGTTCATACGAATTTATCAAAAATCAGGTCAATACACGATACAGGGTAATCGACACCGATGCGGATAAAGTGGATATTCATTTGTCCGACCTGCTGGAAGAAATAAAAGCGGACGGCAGGTACAAAGTGAAAGTCCGTGTACATGCTTCAACGGCTAAAGCACCGGGGATCGATAAAAATATCCTTCTAAATGCAGGAGCGACAAAAGTCGAAGTTATCACCGATGAGCCGGAAATCTCAGAGACCCAATCAGGCAGCCTGTTTGAAAAGTTCGACTTTCATAACATCCAAGTAAACTATCAGGAATTCTGCCGGCTGAAAGACATCGATAATGTATCGCTCGGCATAACCTACCTATCAAAAATCAAGAACTAATGTGGAAATTAATTGAGATATACGCACAGAATGTCTGTGCATTCCGCGAACTCCATTACCATCTGGAACAGGGAGTAACTACCTTAATCTTTGGGGATAATAAAGACAACGAGAGCCAGAGAAGTAACGGTTCGGGTAAATCGGCATTGATAGAATGTATTGCTATCGGAATTACAGGAAGCCCGCTTCGTAAGATCAAGAACGAAGAGATTATCAATGATAATTCGGATGAATGCCTGATTGAGCTGCAATTCGGCAATGACAGCAATAACGAGGTGTTCACCATTGAACGCAAGCTGTACCGCAAAGGTTCGGCAGAGGTAGCCTGTTACATTACAAGGGACAAAGAATTTGACCCGGATGAAGCGGTTCAACACAGTGTGGATGCCTATAACAAATATATCCTTGAGATGCTTGGCCTGACAAAAGATGAATTATACAACAATTTCATCCTGTCAAAACACAAGTATCAGGATTTTCTTTCCTGCTCCGACAAAGACAAAAAGGAAATTATCAACCGCTTCAGTAACGGCAACCTTGTTGACAAAGCTATCGAGGAAATCCTGAGTGATAAAGCTCCGGTTCTGGAACTGATGAAACAGACTGATTTGGAATTTGCAGGGATTGAGGGGCGAATAGCTATGCTGACCGAGCAGATCGAAAAGGAAGAAAACAGTACTGAACAAGGGGCTAAATCGAAGGTAGAGAAGATCGCAGGGCTGGAAGAATCCATAGTTGAGAAACGCAGCATTATCCGTCAAAAGGCAGATGAACTGGGACTGCTCGATACGGAACTGATTAAAATCAAAGAAGTGGATTCACAGATTCAGCAATTGGAGAACGGAGATTTTACACTCGAAGATTATTTGTCGGGCATTAATAAGTACCTGCCACTTGTCGCACCTGATAAAATGACTGACTGGGATTCGGTAATCAAAGCCAAAAAAGACAGGATTCATCAGGCAGAAGAAGAGTTAGCGAAATGGGATACGGCGTTTGAACTGGCAGAAAAGAAGGTAAACGAAATTACAGTCATCTATAATGAATTGTATAAAGAATTCGAAGCATTTACAAAATCGAGTCTGGACAAAGCGGAAATTTACGAGGGAGAATTAAGGCGTTTGAACGATGAGTACATAAGGGTAAACAAAGAAATCGAGAACCTTAAGAAAACACGTAAGGCCTTATCGGTTGCCATCGAGAGCCTGAGTAACAAACTGGCAGGTATTATTAGCTGTCCGTCCTGTGGATTTGAGTTTATTGTATCAGACCAAAGTTTTGATGTGGAAAAAGGAAAGAGTGAAGTACAAATGAAACAACATGAGTTTATCACACTTTCGTCATGTATAAATGAAACTTCTGGCTTAATCGATAAGATAGAGCAAGACCAGAGTCAGGTACAAAGCGGGAAACGGGAACTTTCGTCTCAAAAATCCGCATGGACTGGAAGAATTGGTACGGCAGTCGAAAATGTAAATATAGCTTCTTTTGAAATGGAAGGAGCACGAAGGAACCAAAGCCGTATAGCAGATACCATTAATACACTGCATCAGGAAATAGACAGCATCTTAAGAAAGGTATTTGATGAAGCCTTTGAACTGATCGATGAAGCTTATAAATCGATAGACCGTAAAATCAATGGCGTACATGAGGAGGTAAAAGCAGCAGAAAGTTACATCGACACACTGGAGAATATGATCAAAGAAATCAATGCGAATACAGGTTCTGAAATTCTTACATCCCTGAAAGCTTCTTTAAATGAATACAGGCATAAGTCATCGGAAGTATTGGCGAAGAAAGCGAAGGTGGAACTGGAGCTAAAGACACTGGAAACTCAGGAACAAAATTTTGTTGAATTTAAGACGTATTTGGCTAATACCAAGATTGAAGCCCTCAGTAAAATAACGAATGAGTTTCTGGAGTCTATCGGCAGCGACATCCGCATTAAGTTTTCGGGGTATACGGTGCTGAAAACGGGAAAGGTACGCGAAAAAATATCGGTGTCACTTGTAAGAGGCGGTATGGATTGCGGTTCGTTTGGAAAGTTTAGTGCGGGTGAATCTGCAAGGGTAAATCTGGCTACTATTCTGGCCATGCAGAAGCTGATCAATTCAAATTGTGATGCGGAAAAAGGATTAGACCTGTTGGTTCTTGATGAAATTTTGGAGGCAGTCGATGAAGACGGGCTTTCTTATATGTTCGCTGCTCTAAACGGCCTTTGTATCACTGCCCTGATAGTAAGTCACGGGAATATTGCAGAATCGTACCCTCACACAATTAAAATCATAAAAGAAAATGGCGAGTCGAGAATCAGTGAGTGAACCAGTTCTGAATAAATCCGAGATACTCAGTTTGGACATAGCAACCCATACAGGATATTATTCTACGCATGGATTTGGGACATGGAATTTTACAGAATCCAAAAAGAGAAATGAAAATAAACAACATCAGTCATTTCACGATACCCTGTTGTCATTTATAAAAGAGAATAATATCAAACAGATAGTTGCCGAAGAAGTGAATGTAAATAACTATTTCACGGATATGAGAAAACTAAGTCAGTTTCATGGTTTATTACTTCTGGTCTGTGACGAGCTATCCTTGCCGGAACCTTATTATGTTAATGTGGCTACACTTAAGAAATGGGCAACCGGTAACGGCAGGGCAAAAAAGCCGGAAATGATACAAGCCTGTATCGACAGATATAAGTTTTACCCAACCGATGACAATGTAGCGGATGCCTGCCATTTGTACCATTACTACATCCGCAAATTCAGAATTACCTAACAGAGATGGATATGATTAAGGTGCTTTTATATTATAAAAATGATGCGTTAACGCTGACAGATTACGTGAAAGATTATTTCAAACTTCAAGTAATCGGCATGTGGAAACGACTAACGAAACAGAAAACTTAAACAATGAAGAGTCCGTCCGTATCCGAACGGAGCTCTTTAACCGCCATGTTTACCCTCACCGGAACCTGATCTTTAAACTCTGCATCCGCTACACGTATTCTCCTGCAGATATCGAGGATAACTACAACGAAGTCCTTATCAATTTCTTTAAGTACATCGAGACGTATGACCCCGCACGCTCTATTCAGACGTGGTTACACATCGTAACCAAGCGGTTCATTGCCGACCTGACTACCAGACGCAACGCCCGGCATAAGACTACGGATGATGTGGATGTGACCCGGCTTGCAGATGGTATGCCCGATGAAGATGAAGTAAGTTCAAACTGTATGGGAATGGATAATTATGCAGAAATGTACAATGACGATATACTGGAGGCACTCTCAGAGATAAAGCCCATTTACCGTGAAGCATTGCTTTTACAACAGGCGGGATATAAGCTGAGTGAGATCATGGAGATTTGCTACAAAAAGGGCAATCTGAAAACCAAGAATATCGAGACCATCAAAAGCAGGATTTTTCTTGCCAAGCAACAAATACGAAAACTCATAGACCGCAATGGAGAAAAACGAATCGATCAGGTATAGCATCCGTGTATTTACATTTCTGATGAAGAAAACGCTTGCTCCTTCTTTTGAGTTTCCGGGTGGTGGGATTGCACTTCGCAGCGTTAGTTCCTGCCTTAACTCATTGGAAGCAGGCTGTAAGAGCGATTTGAGTGCGGAACGCCTGAACGCCTATTGTATTTGTCAGGTGTATGCAATCAGCAGGTTTGATACAGGGTATCTCTGTAAATGGAAGGTAAGCCACTCTTTCGGTAAAAAAGCGATAGAGCGTTTTGAGCGAAGCACAAAAGGAAAAAAGTATTTCGAGGATAAATGGCTAAAGGAGGCAGGGTTGTCACGCAGTGGCTTACTGATTGAATTCAGGGACAGAAGCGAGCACCCGTTGATGAAGTTTATATTCCCTGAATTTGAAGAGAATACAAAAAGAAGGATGCACTCTTCAGAAGTAGGCTTTTACATCTGTCAGGTATCGACTTTGCTCTGGACTCCTTTCTCTCCATCCTGTCAGACTTGTAAGAACGAAAATAGATGTAAGGAGGTATGCAGCAGGAAGTATGCGGAATTGTACAGGTTACGGTTGGATGAATTTAAAGCCGATAAGAAATGAGCACAGGTAAACGTAATGCACTCAGTGCCGAATTCCTTTATGAGCTTTATTCGGCATCCGTGCGCTATGACCAGATATGTAATGTGCTGGTTCAGCATATGCGAAAGGAGTATTTGCCCGACCGCACCTTTCAGAAGATACAGGAGGTTTTTGTAAACCATTACAAGAGTTATAAAATTCCTCCCAGTTATTCTGTCCTGTCGCAAGCGTTTCTGAACGACTATGATGCAATAGAGCTTATAAATACTTTCCGCGAGTATGATGGTGACCAGAATACCGAGATTATTACCGATATGTTGGAGAGTTACATCAAAGGGGTGGCACTACAGGTCGTTTACACGGAAGTAGGCAAGTTGTATAACCAGAGCAAACAGGATAAGGCAGAAGAAAAGCTATTAGAATATGCACAGTGGTTGGAGGGTTTTACCCTCAAGACTTCTGCTTTTATCGATGTGGCTAAAACCTTTTCCGGTAGGTTTAAAAAGAACCAACAGAAAGAGTTTGAAAATGCAAGGTCGGGCATGGCACAGGTGAACCGATTTTATATCGCTGATCTGGATGCTTTGAATAACGGCAGGAATTTAAGGGGACAGTTAACCTGTTTCCTTGCCAGTACGGGAGTCGGAAAATCTCATATCGCCAAACATATCGGTATACAAGCAAACGTAGTTGACGGATTGCATGTATTGCACTTTCAGTTGGAAGGTTCGGAGGAAGAAGCACTCAATGCTTACAGTGGCGGTTTGATTTCAAAGAACGCCTACTACTTTGAGCGTGGGAAAATTTCAGACTTGGAGATCAGCCGTTTTGAAAAGCTGGTCGCTCAGTATTCGGGCAGTATTACTATCCGAAGCTTTCCCCGCTTCAACAGCCGTGTTTCATCCTTAGACATCAAAAACGGAATTGCCGAGTACCGCAAGATAAACGGTTACTCGCCCGACATTGTGATTATCGACAGTATGGACCTGCTGACCGATGCTACCCGAAAGGTTTGGAACGCAGAGCATGAACGCAGCAAGCGTATTGCCGTAGCCAACGACCTGAAAGATTTGGCAGCAGATGAAAAACTCTGGATGGTGGTAACGTATCAGGCAACTATCGAAAACAGGGAATGGCTGAACGATGAAAAGAATGTGCTGACAGAATATAACTGCTCGGAAGCCAAAGGACTGGCAAGACCCTGTACGCATTTGATCAGCCTGAACCAGTCATCGGCAGAACGGACAGAGGACACCATGCGTTTGCATACGGCTAAGTCCCGGTTCTTTCCCAAAGGCGACACCTTTAAGATTGCTACGGATTATGATAATGAGATTTTCTATGATGTACAACGAACCTTAAGCCTAAAGAAATGATGTTACTATCCAAATCAGAAACAGATTTACTGATCTCAGAGATCAGCCGTGAACTTGGAGCCAAGCGGGATGGTGGGAATAAGAACCTTGTTGCAACCTGTCCTTTTTGTGGTAAAGCGGGAAAGTTCGGCGTGTATATCGGAAAAGAAACCGAACGTAAAAAGCCGTTTATGTCACATTGTTTCAGTTGTGGCGGGGCAACTTACACGCTCGATCAATTGCTTTCAACCATCGGACGGCCTGACCTTGGGGTTACTCAAACCGCAGACCTGAAAGCACCGCTTGAACCCAGCCTGCTTTTTCCTCTGGAAACCGAAGAAGAGATAGACGATACGCTCGGAATAGTCGAATTACCGGATTTCTATAAACGGTGTTTCTCACATTCGTACCTCAAAGGACGTGGCTTTGTTTATGATGACTACGAATACTTTCCAGTCGGTACTACCGGACGATTGAACTTTAAATTCAACGACTATGTGCTGTTTCCTGTAATCGATGAAGGGGATATTGTAGGGTATGTGGCACGGCATGTAATGGCTAAGTCAGAGATTGAAGCTCATAACCGCAAAGCAAAGTTTCAGGGCAAATACCCTATCATGCGTTTTCGAAACTCAACAGAGAATGATTTTATAAAGCTGCTCTATAACTATGATGCGGTGCTACCGGATGAAACGGATACGGTAATAATCGTAGAAGGGATATTCGATGTGATTGCCCTGACACGTAAACTGGAGCTTTATGACAATACACGGCTTGCTGTAGTAGCGACTTTCGGAAAGAAAATATCGCAGACCCAAATCTTTAAGTTACAGCGTAAAGGGGTAGAAACAGTTGTAATCGGCTATGACGGGGATGCGGTGGAAGCCATCAAGAAAATGGCTACCGAATTATCGCCTTATTTTGAGGTATTTATAGCGGATATAACCGATAGTGAGAAAGACTGGGAAGATCTAAGCTACGATGAAATATATACTGTGTTTGCCTACGGGCTTAAAACACCCATAGAATACAAAATCAATAAAATCTAAGGTCACAGACCTTTTTATTTACTCAAGTAACCAATAATTATATGATACAAACGATGGATGAATTAATAAAATGGCTACATGCCAACAAGATAAGTTACAATACAATAGATAATGAAGTAATAGAGATCGTGGATTTCGGGAAAATGTTTCTGGCTGATCTCGAAGGTGTCCAATCGATATTCAGGGGAACGAAAGAGAAGATCGAATTTAACCTGATGGAAAACCCGGATATACTGATCGATGAAGGGATTTATTATGTAGCCTTCGAGTTCGGCAGGAACTGGTATTACTATGACCTGCGTGAAGACTTTAAATTCAATATTTTAAAGTTTATCGGCAAGAGACAGGAAACAAAGAAGAATATTCCTTTTGTGAATCTGGGTATACATACACCTTATGAACTTTTGAACGGTTCGGGTGATTTAGGTTTATGGGTAAAGAAAGCCAAGGTCTTGGGGCATACGGCTATCGGAATCTGTGACCGCAATACAATGGCAGCAACATTGAATCTGCAAAAGGAATGTGCTAAAGCCGGATTGAAACATGTCTTCGGGTATTCCTTTTTACTCGATTACAAGGATGAAAAGGTAGATATGAAAATATACTGCCAATCGCAAAAGGGACTCCGTAACCTGCTGCGTATTCAGAAAGAAATCATGGTAGACAGCGATACCAATACATTAAGCTATGCGGGTCTGTTGTCTCATGCACAGGGGAACGTGCTGGTTCTGGGTAAGCTTTCTTCTTACTGGATGACAAAGAACCGTCCCTTACTGGCAGAACTGGAGAAAGCATTCTCTAAAGTTTTCTATCAGGTTGACCTCGGCGAGTACAAGGCTGAACGTATCGATGTGGAAGTGCTCAAGGCGACTAAGCATTACTTTGAGAACTTCTACCTGCCGGAGTTAAACTCGTTTCGCATTGAACCAGTGCTTATTTGTGATAACTATTATGTAGATCAGGATGAAGCACGCAATAAGATTATCCTTAATAAGATCGCTTCGGGTGCTGCTCATGAACAGTCAGTCGAGCAGTACTACAAAGATATCGATGAACACTATGCGGTATTTGAAACCATCTTTGACGGTGACAGGTGGGATATTGACGCACTATTCGAGAGGATGTGCCGGCATACGGCTGAGATAGCGGAGGAAGCGGAAGCACACTATGAAACAGATAAATGTTTCATGCCCCGCTATGATTTAATACCTGAAGAAAAAGAACTATATGGCGATAGCCACACCATGTTTTTGAGCTTATTGGCAGAAGGATTTAAAAGACTGGTTCCAAAAGAGAATGAGGAGCAATACAGACAAAAACTGGCACACGAGATTTATATTCTTGAGTCTACAGATAACATCGATTATATGCTTGTACAGTACGATACGGTAAACTGGGCGAGAGCAAACGGTATTCTTGTCGGATGTGGACGAGGAAGTGCCGGAGGTTGTTTAGCCCTGTATCTTCTTGGTATAACACTTGTCGATCCGATAAAATACGGTTTGCTGTTTGAACGGTTTCTACTTCCTGAACGTGCAGGTTTATATCCGGCTAAGGTTACCATTACTGCAAGTAATATCATGTCTTGCCATTATATAGAGATTCAATTAGAGAATAATAAAAGACTGAAACTGGATATTGATGCCCAGTTATTGATTCTGCGTGATAATATTGAAATAGAAGTTTATGCGGACGAACTTCTTGCAGATGATGAAATAATTTTTGACAACAAAGATTTAATTTTTTCAATAAAAGCAAATGGATAACTATTGCGATGAGATATGGAAAGACATTATCGGTTTTGAAAATTTCTATCAGATAAGCAACTGTGGTAATGTAAGAAGTTTAGAGCGACTGATTGTAAGAATAAACGGGAGTAAACAATTAACGAGGTCTGTATTATTAAAACCTTATCGGGGAAAGACCTCAGTGTATTATCAGATTAGCCTGTCTAAAAAAAGTGTTGGATATAAATTTTTGGTTCACCGGTTAGTTGCTCAAGCATTTTTGAAAGATTGGGACAGTAAATTGGAAGTAAATCATATGGATGGTAATAAGCATAATAACAATGCCACTAATTTAGAAATGTGTACACGCCAGGGAAATATTGACCATTCGATATTCACTAATTTGAAGAAAGATTATGGCGAAAAACATGTCCATGCAAAACTGACAAATGCCGAAGCCAATAAAATCAGAAACCTGCATAAATGGGGGATAAGACAAGTTGATCTGGCAGGCATGTATGGAGTCGCAAAACAAACTATCAACAACATAATACATTTTAAATCATATATAAAATGAAAGTATTATCGACTGTAATATATAAATCTGAAAATGCGAAACCTGTATCCGATTGCCTGGTTGATAGCGGTTACAGGCAAGGGACTGGTAGGCAGCTTGCCGATGTGGATATTGATTTCCAGTCTGACCGTAGGCAGGAAGTCAAAGATTATCTGGAAAGCAGGTATAACAGGGACGGACTGCTCCGCGTCTTTTCCGCAGGTACATTCAGTTCCCTGAAGTTAAAAGCTGCCTTAAAAGATATAAGCCGAATTTACAAGGTTCCGTTAAATCTCGTCAACTACATCACTGCGATATTCGATAACGATAATATGTCTTGGACTGACTTGTTTAAACTTGCTGCAACTAATAAGAAAGTGCACCGTTTTGTTCAGGACTACCCGCACGTAATAGAGGACTTACGGACAATTATGGGACAACCGCGTTCGCCTTCGGTCCATGCTTCAGCAATAATTATCACTCCCGATACTAAAGATGGAAATAAAGCGGAATGTTTTGATTTTTTACCTATAAAAAAGATAGATAATATTCTTGTCTCTGAGTTGGATGGGTATTCAATCGATGAGGTAGGATTACTCAAGAATGACTGCTTGGGAATAAAAGAACTGACCAAAATACAATCAGTTATAAATAAATGCAATTTGATCTATAAGAATGATTTATCATTCGAAAGTATTGTAAGGAGCGGTCTGGATGATCTGAAAACCTTTGAATTATTATCAAAAGGTTTTACTCAAAATATTTTTCAATTCAGTTCATCAGGCATGACCCGGTTTCTAATGGATATGCGACCAAATAATATAAATGATCTGATTGCTGCCAATGCGTTATTCCGTCCTGCTACACTGGATTCCGGTTCAGCGGAGAAGTACTTGTTGTGTAAAAGCGGTGAAGTTGCTCCCGTCTATTTATGGGGCACATACAATGCCCTGCAAGATACTTATGCACAACTTGTATATCAGGAACAGTTGGCACAGGTTTCCCGTGAAGTAGGTAATTTCAGTTTAGCAGAGGGTATAAAGCTATTGCGCCTGATCTCGAAAAAGAAGGTAGATGAAATCCATGCTATGAAAGAAAAATTTATGACCGGAGCCAAGCAAAACGGATGTCCTAAAGAGGACGCATTAAGGATATGGGAAATGATAGAAGCTGGTGGTTCTTATCTGTTTAATAAATCCCACGCTACTGCTTATGCGATCACTTCATATGTCGGTGCATGGCTCAAAGCGAATTATCCTTCTGCATTCTATACGGTTGCCCTGCAATGGGCAGACGATAAAGAGATACCTATGCTTATGTCGGAAATGGAGCAGTGCAGTAATGCCAAGATCGTGCCACCGGATATCAATGTTTCCGAAGTGCAGTTCTTCACCGATTACGATACGAACGAAATCTTCTGGTCACTGACACGAATTAAGATGGTCGGCATTAAAACGGTCGATTACATAATTGAAGAGCGAACCAAAAACGGAACGTTTACCTCGATTGAAAACTTTATCCACCGGATATTCAAATACAAGCTTAAGAAGTATCAGTACTGGGATGATCCCGATAATGAGCAGGAAGCAGAGCGTGTTCCTGTAAATGCAAGGCATGTAAAGCACTTTATATTGTCCGGATGCTTTGATAAAACAGAACAGGTAAAAGCTGTAACAGAAAGGTACACTATTCTGGAGAAAGCGGCTAATGAATTAGGATTTAAGCTGTCCGATGAAGAATTCCCATCAGATCAGGTCTCATTCCATTATTTCTGGTCGATGCAACAGATAAACCTTTCGGGAATAGGGTCTATCGATTACCGCAGGATTTATGATAATTCCAAAGCACGGAAAGACATCAAAGGTAAAGCAAGTTATATAACACTCAGGGACGCAATGGATTTGGATAATGAGGGCAAACGGATTGCGGTTTGTGCGACAGTCATCGAACTGGATGAAGTAAGCTATAAGGACAAGCAGACCGGAGAAAAGAAAACCTTTTGTAAGATCAAGCTACAACAGAATAACGACCTGATGGAACTGGTTTGTTGGAGCGAGTTTTATTCCGCTAATCGTAAGCTGATCGGTTCGCTCAAAGACAAAATCATAATCGTATCGGCTGTTATCAAATACAGCGATTACAACGGGGCGAATAGTTTGAATACATACAATACATCCATTTTAGACAAATTATAGGTCTCAGACCTTTTTATTGCTTTGTTAAGCACAACAGCAATAGTTTGTTACAATTCGAAAATATATCATTAAATACTTTCACTTACTTAATTATGGCAGCACCACAGACAGAAATAAAAATATATACGGGAATAGGTCTTGACTTTGAAACCGGAGGTCTGGACTCCACCAAACACGCCTGTACTCAATTGGCGATGCAAGCGGTTAGGCTGGATACATGGGATGTGACAGACCGGTATGTGAAATACATTACTCCGTATAATAAGCAACAGATCGGAGGTCCCGCTAAACGGAAAGTACTTAAAAACAAGCGGGAACTGGAAGAGGAAAAGGAAGCTGAGCAGATGGAATATGAGCAAGCCGCTTTAGTCTATTCGGGTATCACAATGGAGATGCTTTTGAACATGGGTGTCGATCTGAAAGAAGTGGCAACCGAAACGATAGAGTTTGTCAAGCGAAACACATTGAGTAAAGGGGCACAATGCAAGCCCATTCTGATCGGGCAGAACATAACCTTTGACGTAAGTTTCTTACAACAGTTGATGAATTATGCAGGATTGACAAAGGAATTTGAAAAAGTATTTGCAGGTACGAAGGATTTCTACGGGAACTTTCAGCCTCACTACATAGATACCATTGATCTGGCAAGGCTCTGTTTTGCGGATGATGCTTCCGTAACTTCTTATAAACTGGAACTGATTGCGGAACGCTTGGGGATTGAACTCGATGATGCACATGATGCGGATGCGGACGTTACGGCAACCCTGAATATTGCAAGGGTATGCTCCAATCGGCTGAGGACGAATGACGGAGGTACAGGAGTCAGTATTCAAAAGGCAGAGAAAACAAGAAACTATTTTAAAATCTAAGACGATGGAAGAAAATAACATTGAACAGGAGGAAACGGTTTCGTTTAAGAAAAGTGAACTGATGACTTACGGAGTATTGGGCTATGACGGAAATGAGATGATGTGTGCCATTACAGGCTACGATCTGACGATTGCCTTTAATATGAGGCTTATTAATTCGCTTGCCGATGCCGAGAGTTGTGCGGATGCACTTGCCGATGTATTTTATCAGGCTTTGATGGAGCAACTTATAGCACGAAATGCGGACTTTATAAAACCGGAAGCCGGGCAATAAGCTATTCTTTAATAAAGATCAAACCACAATGGAAAAAGAACATACACCGGATAAAACCAAAATAAAACTGACCGAACAGGAAGAGCAATTCTGTTTCCTGTTCGTCTATGGGAATCACGAGTTTGCAGGACAGCATACTAAATGCTACATGGAAGTTTTCGGTGAGGACTCAAAGAATATGTCGGTAAAGAGCCATCAGTTGATGAAAGAGGTTCATATACTTGCCCGAATAAAGGAACTGTATACTGCTTTGCAGAATGAAACCGAGAATATCGCTATTAAGCTACAGGTTGCCGAGACTTTAAAAGCAGTGATGGAAGAGACTTCTACGGCTCAGTTTTCGGATAAGTTCGGTGTCTGTCTTTCTCCTGCTCCACTCAGGGCGGTTTCGGTAAATGCAGCTAAGGCGTTGATGGATTTATTTCCCATAAAACACGTACAGGAATCGAAACTACGAATTGAAGGCAGTGACGGAAATGTGATTTTCAATGTCATCGTTCCAGAGATAAAAGCCAAAGATGAAGAGAAAGATTAAGATCAGACGAAGTACCGTAGAAAGGGCAATCTATATGCTGATTGTAATCGGGTTAGTTATTTATGGGTTAAAAGACAGTGATGTATCGGTAAAACTAATCCACGCCGTAATGGAAGCATTTTCAATTTTATTCAACATAGTATGACAAAAAATTTCAAAGAATTCGTGACCAATAATTTCAGATCATTAATCGTTATCCTCTCTTTTATTGTGACCATGTATGTGCAGCATGTAAACAATACGGCTCATATAATCGGGCTGGAGCAGAAATGTACGAAGCTTGAAATTAAGATACAAGACCAGTATGAACGCATCGATGCTATAAAATTAGATAAGGCGGTTTTTGAAGTGACAATGACTCAGTTTACTTCCATACAAACCGACCTTCGGGAAATGCGTAATGACATAAAGGAACTGCTAAAGACTAAAAGGTGAGAATAACTATAAAAATGAGATAAAGGATGATAAATGAATGTGGTCGAATAAGAATCGTTGCGTCCGATAAACTGACGGACTTAAAACTTTCTGAATTGGAAGGAAGGACAGGTATGGTTATAGAAAACCTGACCTACAGTGAGCGAAAGAACAAAGGGTATATGGTTCGATTGGAAGAGCCGTATTTAGAAGAACTAATCTGGTTTATACCTCTTGAATCGGTAAAGAATGATGAATAAAATAGTATTGGCACTGGGGGGGATAGTTATCTGCCTGTCGTTAACTGTGCTGTTTCAATATGAGAGGAACAGGCAGTTATCGGATGAAAAAGACAGGTATAAGTCAAATACGATGTCCTTGCTTTCGGATATAAAACGATTACAGATTGATTCTACGACAATGGCTGTCGATACAAAGGTATTACGCCTTACTGTAGATGAACTTGAAGATAACAGGGCAGAGGATCTGGAGCATATACGAAAACTGGGTGTACAGGTAAACAGCTTACAGGCTATTGCTAAACATTCGGTGGGAGTAAATGCTCCCATCCAAGCCGAAGTAAAAGACTCGGTAGTTATTCGTGATACGGTAACTGTTCAGGTAAAGACCGTCAAAATGGATACGCCGTATTTACAGGTCTTAGGAATTATAGAGAATAATCAGCTTACAGGCAATATTCATCTTCCGGTTAATCTGCATCAGGCTGTTTGGGTAGAATATAAGCATCGTTTTTTGTGGTGGAGCTGGGGAGTTAAGGCGATACACCAGATTATAAGCAGTGATAATCCGTATGTGGAGATTGGGTATTCGGAGTATATTATAATTGAAAAATAACTATATCTTTGTTCGAAATTTAAAAACAAATAATAATGAAAGAATTACTGGAAAACTTAAATGTACTGATCTCAGACTTTACTAAAGACTCAGCACAACAAGCTGACAATGGTAATAAAGCTGCCGGCACTAGAGCAAGAAAAGCATCATTAGCTATAGAGAAAGCGTTGAAAGAATTTAGAAAAGTGTCTGTAGATCATAGCAAGAAGTAGATTATCACAAGCTTTTGATAAGGTGGAAGCATTGAAAAAATAAAGAAGAGTTTTGTATGTTATAGAAAAGGAGTCATCAGAAGATGGTTCCTTTTTTATTGTGCCTTGATACTATCGGTTCTTTCCAGAGTTTAAGAGTCACAAGTTCCTGTATCAGGTTTATTGAAAAATCTGCATGACTGTATTCTCTTTCATTTGTCAATATATATCATTTAAATAAACTTAACTAAAATAACTTAATTAATAGATAGTATATATAAATAAATAATTTAGTTTTGTATTAAATTAACAGACTTATATATTAACTAACAATAGTATAAAAAACATATATACAAGACTATAATCTATTTTCAAAATAAACAAAAAATAACAATCGGAAGGTAATTCAAGAAATTGGCTGAGGCTTATATTTCTCTGCATTTAACCTTCTTATGAGATGTTCCCTGAAACTTCCCCGGGCTAGGCATTGCCTGAAGTTTCATGTTCTGCTTTTTATATTATCTATACTAGAAGTACAAACTACCAATAATTATTACTTTTTTTATGAAGAAACGATTTACGCATTTACTTCTCCTGTCACTATGCACAGGAAGCCTCTTTGCGCAGTCGCCCGGAGGCGTAGGCAGTCCCGAACTGTGGTTTCAGGCAAGGCCTACCGGCACAGACCTGAACGGCACTTACCGCTGGCAGGATTTCAGCGGTGATTCGCTGCGTCTGAATGTATACAGCGACCAGGGAGCCGCCCTCGGAGATGAGTTTACCAACAGTTCTGTCCGTTTTTATAACGGTAACCCTGCTTTGAGCCTGAACAAATCGCTGGACACAAAAACAAGGGAGGTACGCCTGAAACGCACCAACCTGTCCCAGGCAACTATTGTCGGAGTATTCGCACCCAATGCCAACTTCGACAAGGAAATGATTCTCTACGGATTAAACGGCCGTCCCGGACAAGGTGTGTTGGTAACTACCGATAAAATTATCCCCAGCATTGAAAGTGGCAAAAGTAAATTCGATTACGGACAATCCGAAGGCATGGATTTGATGTATTCATCGGGCGATGCCGAATCAAGTGTTAATGACTTTCGGGTTAAGTCTATGCGGATAGCCGCCTATTACCGCAGCATACCTCCTGCCACTAGCATCTGGGGTGAAAAAGATATAGCTACCCTAAGCTTAGGCAGCACCTACAGTAAAACCAACGTCAACTACAATTCAACCTTTTCGTTAACTAGTAGTGAGAACAAAGCTTTCACAGGTTATATACCCGAACTTATCGCTTACAACCGCCTGCTTACACCCATAGAAAGACGCAGGGTCGATTCCTACCTGGCTATCAAATATGCCTTGTCACTCCCTGTTTCCTATATCGGAAGCAATGAAGAACTCCTCTGGGACTATGCAGCTAATCCTATATACAATAACCGGATTACAGCTATCTACAGAGACAAAAGCAGCGGGCTTTACCAATATGAATCGGGTACAAGCTATGAAGAACTAACCAATTACTCCGATCAGAACGATTACTTCTACAACAGCAGCCCTTATAACCGTTCGTCGGCTTCGCGCCTGCTTGTCTTAGGCCGTCAGGATGCCAATCCGTTAAAAGACAACGGTTACCTTTTCTGGGGAGATAATAATGCCGCTATTAAGGTTAAAGAGATAGCAGGCAAGCTGGGCTATAAAATAATGAGCCGCCAGTGGCTTGTAAAAACCAATATCACCGCTACCACACCAGCCGAAAGGACACTTGCCTGGCAGCAATACGATCTTGTTATCAGTACAAACGGGTTTAAATCGTCTGTAACAAAGTCCTCCACAACTACAGCACAGGGAGTAGCTTATACGGCTAGCCCTTTACTGGATTCGGACGGTTATCTGAGTCTGAGCGGATTTTCCATCAGCGGCGATATCTATATCAAATTCGGTTCGAATCAAAGCATTTTATCTAACGGCAGCCATGACTACGGTTATTACATCACCACATCGGGAAGCGTTTACCCGATCATACAAGGCGTGGTCTCTTCAAGTTCCGTACTTTCGGTAGCACTAGCCTCAAAGATAGAAATGGAGAAACGCGGCAACCTGGTATTCCTGCGTGTCAATGGAGTCAGACAGGCTAAGACAGAAATTATGATTGCCGCTTCAGATATAAACAAACCGTTTTATGGAGCTGTCAGTATGTTAAAAGGCAGCAGCGACAGTAAAATAGGCGAATTGCGTCACGGAGGATTTACCGATACCGGTAACAAGATTGAACTATCCTACGCCTCGACCCGTGCCGCTGAATTCAAAGACAATAACAAGGGACGCAGCTTTCTGGTTATCGACCGTTCGGGATCAGGGAGTATCGATCTGAATACTGCCGAGATCATTGAAGTGGATGAAGTAGATGGTACCCGTCAAAAAGCTATTTTCAATAATGTATTTCTGAACACCGGGGATGAATTTACCTTTATGTACCGTGAATCCGATATTGGCGGAGAGATTGAAGTAACCGATCCTACCTGTAACCAGGCGGATGGAAAAATCAAAATCAGGCTGACCTCGGGAAATCCGGCATTTAACTATACCCTGACCGATACAGGTACAGGGCAGATTGTTAAATCAGGTAAAGAATATGATTACACCATTGAGATAAACGGACTCCCGGGAGGAACTTACGACCTTGCAATCACGGAAGCCGGAGGCTTTAACTTCCAGAATATCGATGCTACGATTAAACCCACCCGTGCCAAAACCACCAACTGCCTGCCTGTTATGGACGGAGCTTTGGAATGGACAATTTCCAACCTCACCGATACCTATATGATCGGTTACACCACCTTTGTTGAAGATGTGACTAATCCGAAGAATATCATGCACTACGGACTCAAGAAGCAGGGTGCAAACATTTATGTCGTTACCAACGGAAAGGTAGCCTCATCCGTTCTTACAACGGTTGCCGTAGGCGATGTAATACGCATCGAAAAGACCATGAGCGGACTCAAATACAAGAAGAACACAGTCCAACTGGCAACAGGCAGCATTGCCTGGTACGACTACCTGTTGAAATTCTACGGACTTATCGATACCAGCTTCGGTCCTGCTGAAATACTCAATGTAACAGCAACAGGGTTCTTTAACCTTGCCGATTACAACTGGACAAGAACCGATAATATGACAATATATCAATCTAAAGACGCTATTCTTACTCACACTGTAACCCTTGAGAATCCGTGTAGCGGAGATCCGCAGGGAGGCTCTCTGCAAACTGTACAACCTGAAGCAGAAAGCGATAATATGACCGTTTATTACAAAACTGTCGGAGATACAAGAACAGTTACAGCCCGTGTAACGTTTGCAGAACCCGAGGTAGTAACCTTTACGGCTTACAGCATGACGGGAGTTCTTATCAAGAAGGTTGATCTTCCTACCCCCCGTGTATTACAGGAAGCTGATTTTGATTTTACGCAAGCAGGTGTATACATCATCAAAGCAATTACAACTAATGGGGAGTACAGTAAAAAAGTAATGGTTAAATAATAATTCTTAACACACATCGAATAAGAAAAATAAAAATATGAAGACCAGAAAGAAACAATATATACTCATCGGCACACTGATAGCGTGTGCCGGGATTTTGGGAGCTGTAACCCTCTCTCAGAAAAGTCCGCAGGAATATGCTTCGGCTTCGGCAGAAAGCAACACCAATCAGATAACGGCAACAGCCCGGGGCAATGCGGTGGACGTGCAACCGTTAGATTCAACCCGACAAGGGAAAGAAGCAGCAACAAAAACAGCCGTCATTCAATACCTTTCTACTAACAAGGAAGGTATTATCGGCAGTTACGCAGGCAAGCAACTCGACAACCCTTCGGATAATATCTTTACCATCAACCTAGACCGGACATTCTCTGAAAATGATAAAGTATGGCTGAGCTATGAACTGGAAGGCGTATCTGATTATACCAATGTACCAAAAAGCATTAACGACCGATTGGCAACAGGCGGTTATCTGGTAAAACTATCCGATAAATCGGCTTTGCAACGGGAGCAACTCAATGCTGCATGGTTGAAAAAAGGAGATAACCGGATTCAGTTCAGCTTACCAGAAAATGCACAGTACGGATACAAGGTAAAGAACCTCTCCATCGAGGTGGAAAAAGGAGCGAGTCAATCGCCGCTGATTGTAAACGCTACACAAACAAGCTATGACAATAAAGCCTATGTACATGGTTTTATTCAGGACAAAAATATAGCCGGCTCTAAAATCTATGTCGACGGAAAACAAATAAATGCTTCCAACGGCGAGTTTGAAACCGTTGTTCCGTTAAATGCAAACAGAACAGTAAACGTAAAAGCCATACTGGCAAACGGTAAAGAAGTAAGTAAAGAAATCAACTTTACAAACGGTGCTTCTGCCGATATAGAGTATGCGATGAATAACAATACAAAACAAACTTCCAAAACCTTCCAAAAAGGTATTGCGGAAGATTTGAAACTCGAAACGGCTCTGTTGAATGTGGATTCGAAAGCCCTTCTGGCAACTAAAAATATTTCGATCACTTCATTGAGGCACATCGACCTTCCTGCTTTGGATATGGCTATGAGCAATGTGACGGCTTCGCATAGGGGGTATCGTTTCCTTCCTCATGGCGAACATTTTGCAGACGGAGCTAAAGTAACTATCAAGTACGACCGTACCAAATTACCGAACGGTTATACGGAAGATGATATCAAGACTTATTATTTTGACCTCGATACAAAACACTGGGTGGCATTAAAACGGGATACGATCGATAAAAAAAATCAACTGATTGTATCTACCACTACCCACTTTACGGATATGATAAACGGGGTGATACAAACACCCGAATCGCCCGAAACGCAAGGTTTTGCACCTACGATGATGAACGACATCAAGGCGGCTGACCCTACGGCAAAAGTGCAGGTGATTGCACCTCCTGCGGCTAACAACAGAGGTTCGGCAGGATTGAGCTACGGTTTTGAGATGCCTCCGGCACGTAACGGTATGCAACCGAGTCTGGGTATTCAATACAACTCCGATGGTGGTAGTGGCTGGTTAGGCGAAGGATGGGATTTGAGCACTTCAAGCATATCGGTAGATACCCGCTGGGGCGTACCTCGCTATGACGATGCGAAAGAAACCGAGACTTATTCGATGGGTGGAAGTATGCTTATGACGATGGACGATTCGGGCGAAAGCTCCGTAGCTCACCGTGGCGATAAGATCAACCGCAAGACAGACCGTCAGTTCTATCCGAGAAACGAAGGCAGCTTCTCGAAGATAATTCGTAAAGGCAGCACTCCTGCCGATTATACATGGGAAGTAACCGATAAGTCGGGAACTAAATATACATACGGTACAGTACTTAAAGGTTCGGCAAAAACATTAAACGGAAACAAAGATGTGGTCGTAGAATGGAAACTGTCTCGTGTGGAAGAATTGCACGGCGATTATATCGAATACATTTATGAAACGGTAGACGAACCTGTTAAGGGAGGTCTGACAGCTAAAGCTATTTACCTGAAAGAGGTAAGAGCAGGTAATAAAGGAAATGATCCGCATACGGTGGTTACTTTAACAAGTACTACCCAGAAAGATAAGAAAACCAATTCGGCAAGATACGGTTTCCTTACTTCGAGTAATAAATTATTGAATAAGGTGGATATTGCTTTTGAGGGTCAAACACTCAGAAGTTATACTTTTGCTTATAAGGCAGGTGCTTTTAATACCAATATATTGGATAAGGTAACGCATCTGGATGCTTACGGGGCTGAGTTTGCAAGCCATACGATGGAGTATTATGATGACGTGGACTCGAAAAACGGGTATAAGCCGTTTAAAACAAATGCTGAGACATGGAAGTTACATGATGATGGTATAGATGCCGGGTTTATTAATCCGGTATCAAATCTGGGAGTTCCCGGATTTAGTGATAAGGCGAGTGCATTAGGGGGTAGTGTCACTACCGCAACAAGTGCCTCTTTTTATGCAGGTGTTGGTCCTTTTAATGGTGATTTAGCCACTAAAAGTATGACTGTCGGAGGTAGTTACAGTTATTCCAGCAGTACAACAAAAGGTCTGTCAACATTGGTCGATATTGACGGAGACGGACTACCGGATAAAGTTTATCAAAAAGGCAGTTCTGTTTATTACAGACCTAATGTTTCTCAAAAAACAGATTCGGAAACCAAATATGGTGATGAAATAAAAATAAACGGAATTTCAAAATTTGCAGAAACTAAGTCCTCGACCAATGGAGGAGGAGCAAAAGTCAACCCCGGATATTTAAAGTTAACAGCTGTGGCAGGTGTCGATAAGAGCAGTACAACCTCTAAAACTACAGTCTATTTATCGGATATAAATAATGACGGTCTGGTAGACCTTGTTCTGAATGGAAAAGTTTATTTCAACCACATTGAGAAAGATAACAATGGCAAGCTGATTCCTACTTTTACACTAAGTAGTGGAGACACCCCCAGTCCGATGATGGCAGGAGGTATTATAGATGATTCCGATACACAGATCGATCCCCAGGAGCAGGAAGAGTTGGTTCAAAACTCACCGATGTTAGATGCCGTTAGAGTTTGGGAAGCACCATTTAACGGAACTATCAAGATCGAAGGAAATGTTCAGTTACAGTCGCCACAAGCAGGCTATGACGAAGAGGAATATGAAAAAGCGGATGGTGTACGAGTAGCCATTCAGGTTGGAAGTAACGAGAGATGGTATAAATCTATAGCTAAAGGGGACTTCAATTCTTATCAGGCAACAGTAGGTAGTATAAGTGTAACCAAAGGACAGAAAGTATATTTCCGTCTGCAATCAGGAGCAGACCGTATGTCCAACGGAGCTTTTGATGAAGTGATGTGGTCGCCGGTTATTACTTATATAGACCGAACTAACCAGATTAATCCGAATAGTCAGGGTACGGCTGTTTACAAAGCATCAGAAGGATATGTATACAGTGAGGATAACACGCTTCGATTGAACAGTCCGGTGAATGTACTGGTAAAAGGTGCATTCGAAAAGCCTGTTACTTCCGATAATGTAACTCTACGTGTATTATTGTCAAACGATAAAATATTAGATGATGGAAGTAACAACCCCTCTTATACGGAATCAGTCGTTTATACCAAAAACTTTGCATGGGACGAAACACATACGGGAGAGCTATCCTTCAATATAAATAATGCAATTAACGGAGTGAATCTGAAATTTGAAATAGCTTCTCAAACAAATGTAGCATTAGAGAATATTAAGTGGAATCCTGTTGCTGAATATAATGTTGCAGGTAATACTATTAAGAGCCGGGCTACCGTATCTTACCAGTCTTATGCAAGTCATGTGATGGAAGGGCAGCCTTATAATCTTGCAGTGAATGGCAATCTGAAAATAGAGCCGAAATTCTCGGGTCTTCCAGCAATAGCCGATCTTTCCATCAATGGAAAACTATTGATGGCAGTAAAGAATATTACAGGATTAGTTTTAAAACAAGAAGTAACAATCACTAATGGTATAATTGCCCCAAGCTCAATAATAAATTCGCTTGCAGCACAAGCAGGAACAATTTGGGTGGAATATTATGTAATTGATAAACAACTTTTAAGTAAATTAGGAAATCCTTCTGCAATTATCACAGTTAACGGATCAAGCTCAACTATTGCCATTAATACCTTTACAACAAGAGATTATGATGGATTTGGTATAACAAACCGTGGTTGGGGGCAGTTTGTCTATAATTCCAACAACGGGCGTTATGGAAATCCTATCGCAGAGAATATGCTGAAATTACCCGAAAGTGAAAATGATACGATGGATCCTGTCTCAACGGCATTCCTTCCGATGTCTATCAATCAGAATGATACTATTCAGCAGAAATGGTCAGGGCAGAATCAAGGAGCTTTCATTGCAGGAAATATAATCAGTAGTTCCCGTTTAGGAGAGCAAAATGTTGTCCTGACAAACCCACTTTCAACCATAGGGGGTGGACAGTCGACAGGTGGTAGTTGCATACCCGGTTCCGGAGCATTTGGAGTAATACAAGAAACCAAAAGCAGCAGTATAGCCGGGATGGTGGGTGTAATGGGTATCACTACCAGTACGTCAAGCGGAGAGAGTAAAACTCTTACATCTTTTGCCGATATGAATGGAGACGGTTATCCCGACATCATTACTTCTAACCAAATACAGTTTACTAATGCAAAAGGAGGTTTTGACGGAGAAGTTATAAGTGGAATAGGTAATCATAAGAGTAAGAGCTCATCAAAAAGTGCCGGTTACGGAGGTAATCCTGTACATGCTTCTTCAAACGTTACAGCTTCAGCTAAGTACCTGAGTAATCCTTCCGAAATGAAAAAATATAAAGACGGCCTACAACAGAAAAAAGACGCTCGGACTGCAAACCAGTCGGCAGAACAAGCTAAATTACAGGTTACGCCGGCAGGTTCTATCGAAGTACCATGGAATGAAGATGAAGCGGTAGAGACTTTTATGGATGTCAACGGAGACGGTTTACCCGATAAGATTCTTTCTAATAAACAAGTACAGTTAAATATGGGTTATGGATTTTCCCAAGCTGTTGACTGGGATCTAAATTCAATCAATTCAGGTAAGAGTATATCCATCAATGCAGGGGCAAGCCTCGGATTTGATTTCGGAGGATCGAGTATTTCTGCAGGTTTTGGTTTGGCAACAACATTTAATGACACAAATTACGCTCTGATGGATGTGGATTCTGACGGGCTAGCAGATAAAGTATGGAAAGAGGGAAACTCAATACTGGTTGCATTCAATACCGGTAATGGATTTACCGGGGCTATTCCATGGCAAGGTATGGGCGATATAAGTAAATCGGCCAGTACATCAGAGTCGTTGAATGCATCATTTACAACAAGTTTCCCTATTCCTATTCCTTTTGCACCACTAAAGGTTTCTATTAATCCGGGGCTTAGTGTATCCAAAAGTATGAGCCGCACTCAATTTGACCTACGTGATGTTGATGGCGACGGTTTCCCCGAAATCGTCTCATCCGACGAAGATGGCAAGATGACGGTTTACCGATCCACGATAGCCCGTACCAACAAACTGAAATCCGTAAACAATCCATTAGGCGGCAGCTTTACCGTAGACTATGACCGATCGCAAGCCACCTACGATCACCCCGGAGGTAAATGGGTGATGAAATCCGTAGAAGTAAACGACGGTATTTTGGACGACGGAGCCAATATGAAAACCATCTTCGAATACGCTGATGGAAAACAGGAACGCCACGAACGCGAATTCTTAGGTTTCGGTAAAGTAATCACCAAGAATATCGATACCGAATCCACAGAGGCAAACAAAGTGTATCGTAAAGCCATACAGGAATACGATGTAAACTCGGTTTATACCGCAGGAAATCAGAAACGCTCGGTAGTTGAAGACGCATCGGGTAATAAATTTACAGAAAGCGTAAACGAATACCACAGCTACAAAGTAACCGCTTCAGCAGATACATACAGCTTCGTTTCCGATAACTCGATCTGTTCAGACCGTGCCATTGCCTTTACTCCGATGAAATACGCCAAATCGGTAGTATACGAAGGACAGGCGGACGGTATGACTGCCAACGAAAGCTATTACGAATATTACCTGAACGGTTATTTCGGAGACCTTAAGAGCTATAAGTACAGCGATAAGGGAACTTTAGGAAATACAGGAACAGGAGCATTCAACTATCAGACATTTGTTGAATACACCAACAATACAGCGAAGCATATACTTGGTCTTCCAGTAAAAGTACAGGTAAAAGGATCGGACGGTAAACTATACCGCCAGACAGAAGCAGCATACGACCTTGCCTATGCCAACCACCTGACTAAAGTAACCCAAACACTGGATGAAGGAGGCAATAAAGCAGAGATCGATATTACGTATGACAAATACGGTAATATTACTCGCAAAACACTTCCTGCAAACAGCAAAGGACAACGGATGTTCTATAAATACCTGTATGACCGAGACTATACTATGTATGTGGAACGGGTGGAAGATGCCTTCGGCTATCGCAGTGAAATGGAAAACTACGACTACCGTTTCGGTATTCCATTGACAACCCGTGATATGAACGGCTATACGCTTGAATCTACTATCGACCAGTTTGGGCGTGTAGAAACAATCACTGGCCCTAACGAACAAGTATTGGGACTACCTTATACTATTAAGTTCGAATACCATCCGCAAATTGTAAAGGATGCGACAGGCATTAAATCGCCTGCCTATGCCCTAACTAAACATTACGATCCGCAAAACCCGACAGACGATCTGGAAACAGTAACATTTACAGACGGATTCGGTAGAGCCATACAAGTCAAAAAAGACGGTGTAATTACTGAAACGACCAACGGAACCAATCCGGTGGATAAGAAGGTAATGATCGTTAGCGGACGTGCCAAGTTTGACCCATTTGGTCGTGTAAGAGAAGCATTCTATCCTGTATCTGAAAATATGGGAAGCAAGACAGTGTTCAATCCTGCATTCGATGCCGTAACTCCGACTAAATCGCAGTACGATATTATGGACAGGGCGGTAAAAACAATCCTGCCTGATAACAGTGAATCACTGATGGCTTATACCAAAGACAACAGCAGCCGTACATTAGTAACTACCGTTACGGATGCTATGGGAGGCAAACAATCGACCTTTACCAACGGTTCGGGATTAACCACCAAAACAGAGCAATTGTCAGGACCTGACGGAACGATTACCACCCGTTTCGAGTTTGACCCGATCAACCAGTTATTAAAAGCGATTGATAACGGGAACAATGAAACCGTATCGGCTTACGATATGGCAGGTCGTCGTACGCAGGTAATACACCCTGCATCGGGAGTAACAAACCTAAAGTACGACAATGCAAGTAACTTGCTCACTAAACAAACCGCTAATCTGGAAGAAGAAGGTAAGTTTATTACCTATGATTACGAGTACAGTCGCTTGTTATCGGTTAGCTATCCGAATCATCCTGAAAATAATGTGAAGTACAGTTACGGTAACAAAAACGCTTCACACAACCGTGTGGGACGCTTGATGTTACAGGAAGATGCCACCGGAGCACAGGAATTCTTCTACGGCAGATTAGGCGAAATGACCAAGGTAAAAAGAACGGTGATTATACCTAATCAGGCGATCGCGTCCTATGTTACCCAGTGGAAATACGACTCATGGAATCGTATCGAGGAAATGATTTATCCTGACGGTGAGAAGATCAGCTACAGCTACAATACTGCCGGATTGCTCGAAAGCATGAAAGGGGAAAAAGCTTATTCTTACAACTATGTGAACAAGCTGGGGTATGACAAGTTCGAGCAACGCATCTACATGAAATACTGTAACGGAGCAGAAACCAACTATTCATATGACAACGAGCGTCGAAGATTGTCTAATCTGATGGTTATTTCGGGTAAAGACACCCGCAAGCAGATAATGAATAATGCTTATTCTTATGACAAGGTAGATAATGTACTGAGCGTAATCAACACCGCTCCTGCACCCGTAACAGGTATGGGAGGGCAAATGAGCCATACCTATAATTATGATGGGCTGTATCGTCTTCAAAGTGCCACAGGTACTTATCAGGGAACAGGAACTAAAACAGCTTCCTATACGCTGGAAATGGCCTATGACAACCTACACAACATCACGGCTAAGAAACAGCATATGCAGCAACAGGGCATCCAGTTTGATGGTATCCTTAAAGCCGGTTATGATTTGTCTTATGCTTACAGTAGTGAGAAACCTCATCAGATTGCTAATCTGAAAGATGAGAATTACCGTACCGAAGGTGATGCCGCTAAGGATAAGATTACTAAAGACCATGCCTATGAGTATGATGCTAATGGAAATCTGGTGTATGTAAATACAGCACGTGAAAAACAGGACGGACAGGCGAATGAAAAAGCCAACGAACGCAAACTGCTTTGGGACGAAGAGAACCGTTTACAGGCTATTAACGATAACGGGTTTATCAGCGGTTATTGGTATGATGCCAGTGGAGAAAGAGTCATCAAAACCTCAGGAGACGATGAAGGTATTTATGTAAATGATGTGTTCAGCGGAGGACGTACCGAGACGGCTAACTTTACGGCTTATATCAATCCGTATCTGGTAGTCAGCAAAGGCGGACAGTATACTAAACATATTTACATCGGTAGTCAACGTATCGTTAGTAAACTGGGTGATCTGGAGAGTTACGGACAAGACCCGCGCAGGTTAGAATATGCAGGTTCGGAAGTAGATGGTGCTAAGGTAGACTACAAAGCTAAATACCAACAAAGCCAGCAAACTATCAAAGACCGTTACGCATATTTTGAAGTACCGTATTACGGAAAAGATAATGACGATTATGTGAATGGTGGCGGTTTCTGCTGTAATGATGCTCCGACAACCCGTTCTTTTGATCCTTCAAAAAATGATAATCCTGAGTTGTATCAGTTTTATTATCACTCGGATCATTTGGGAAGTTCATCATTAATTACTAATTTGGACGGCGAAATTGTGCAGCATATTGAGTATGTGCCGTTCGGAGAGGTCTTTATCGAAGAACGTAACAATAAGTGGAATACGCCGTTCTTGTTTAATGCCAAAGAGTTGGATGAAGAGACGGGATTGTATTATTATGGGGCAAGGTATTATGATCCGAGGACGAGCATCTGGATAAGTACCGATCCGTTGCAAGAGAAGTATCCGAATATTAGTAGTTATGCGTATTGTGCGTTGAATCCAGTGAAATATATTGATCCGGATGGAAGAAAAGTAGTGACTACGAGTAGTGATGCTCAAAGAAATATTTTGAATACATTAACAAAAGATGAAGCTAAATTTATTCAATTTAATAAAGATGGAAACGTTGATCCATCAAAGATAAATGAGGGAAATAGCAATTCTGAAAATTTCACAGCGTTAAAAACATTAGTAAATAGTACAAGAACTTATAAAATTGCTGTAACAGAAAAAGATGCAGAAGGAAAACCTTTCACAGGCGAATCTAAGAGTGGTAACTATTATTATGGATTAACAGCAGTACCAGACCCTGCAGAGTATGGAACTAAATCTATAGATAATGATATTTGGGTATACACTAGTTCTTTGCTAAGCGAAGGTAAACAAGCCGAAAATACAGCTCATGAAGGGTATGGTCATGCGTACTTCTATGAGTTGAGTAAGACTGACCCAAGCGTAGATCCCTGGCATAGATTCGTCAATGAGCCTTATACAGAGTGGGATGATGAATTGAAAATGAATGTTTATGGTTCTGTGTTTGTTAAAGCAAATAAAAAATTAGAAGATCACATTGAAGTTGTAGCATCACAAGCCCGAGATAATTATGAAAGTAAAAAAGATGATTAAGAATCTAATGATTATTCAAGTTTGTATATTAGTATCCAATATTAGTATTAGAGCACAAGAAAAATTATATTCTATAGAAGAGAATCTCATATCAAAAAAAATAAAAATATGTATCCCTAATAATTATAACAAAGATACGTTTAATTATGATGAAGGCGTTTACATAAGTTATACATATAGAGATTTATCAAATATTACAATATTTGAAGGTTCAATGGTAAGACTACCTCTTTTAAATGAGAATGAAGGGTTTGTTATAGAGAAAACCGATACAATACAAAGTAAAATATCTTATACTGGCAATCTGAATAATAAATATTGGAGAGAAGATGCCTATAAAACTATTAGAGTTTATTATAAGAACGTCAATGAAGAGAAGAAATATTTATTTGACTTAATACTAGACTCTTTGTGCTTCTGTTCTATGAAAGATTAGCTAACTCTATTTGGCTGTAGCTCTATATCAACCCTGTCAGGATAAACTGTCAGGGTTGATCATTTAGATATTTCAACGGAAAAGACTACGAAGATTAAGTGAATGGCGGCGGTTTCTGTTGTAATGATACTCCGACAACCCGTTCTTTTGATCCGGGTAAGAATGATAATCCTGAGTTGTATCAGTTTTATTATCACAGTGATCATTTGGGTAGTTCGTCTTTAATTACTAATTTGGACGGTGAAATTGTGCAGCATATCGAGTATGTTCCGTTCGGTGAGGTGTTCATTGAGGAACGTAATAATAAGTGGAATACGCCGTTCTTGTTTAATGCCAAGGAGTTGGATGAAGAGACGGGATTGTATTATTATGGGGCGAGATACTACGATCCACGCACGAGCATTTGGATAAGTACTGATCCTCAAGGAGAGAAGAATCCAGACAAAACCACTTATCATTATTGTTCTAACAATCCATTTAGTAAAATAGACCCAGATGGAGAGGCTGATTTCTATGATCAGAAAGGAGTCTGGAGAGGAACAGATGGTCAAAATAATAATCATGTATATGTTGCTAAAGGTAAAACTTTAAGTGCAATTAATAAAGCTACTAAAGTTGGACAATATTATAACGGAAATTTGGTTGATAGTAAGACCTTAGCTAGAATTCCAGATAATGCAACCAGAACAGCCGTTGAAGCAAGTGTTGCAAATACAAGAGCACATGGACTTGAATTTGGAGGACATAAAACAACAAGTGGTAATATTCAGCAATGGGATGGAGGTACCCCAGCCAGAATAACAGAAACTCATCCAGATGGTAGTACAAAAAAAGTTGTGGCCTCTATCGCTACATTTATGATAGGAGGGACAAGACAAGCACCGGCATATGGTGATGTTGAACATTATTGGCATATTCATCCAACGGTAAGCATAGGAGGCCTTAATTTAGGTGCTTCAAATCCTTCTCCAGCAGATTATACTTTTCAAGGAAATATGGAAAATGGAGGCTATTTAAACAATGCATTCCTAGTTGGATCAAGAGATAATAAAGTTCAATTCTATAATAGTACAGGTAATTCTATTAGTATGAAGTATTCTACTTTTCTTGGAGTAGGGTCTGTTAAATCAGGGAAATCTTGGGATAAATTTAATGCAATTAGAAGTTCATTGCCAACCCCTGCTGCTTTGCCAGAAAGTGCTCCAGATCCAAGCGGCAGAATGGCTCCTCTACAATAATTTAAAATATGAAAAAGCTTGTATTAATAAATATTTTAGTCATTTTTACTATTATGTCTTGTAAATCATATTCAAAGTTGACATTTAAGAATATTGAAAAAGTTCATAAAAAAACTGAAAAATTAATTCTTGACTTGACAAATGATGGTAATAAGGTGTTTTTTTTCTATTCAACATACTCTTTAGAGTCATTTGTTTGGATTCATGAAAGAGATACTTTAAAACTATTTACTGTAGATAAAGAAAAAATATTATCAGAAGAATTTACCATTAACAATAAAAATAAGAACTTTGATTCTTTAGGAAGTTTCACAGGTTCAGATCATCTTTTTCCTTATGCATTAGACGGAGACATTGTTGGTTTTTCACAAATAAACAAAAATGGTAAAACAGATAGAACATCAATCCCTGTAAATGGTAAGTTATTTGTGGAAACGAATTATCCTGATGAATATGTATTAGCTAATATTTTAAAACGTGACATATTATTTATTTCATTAGTGATAGGAAAAAATATCTATTAGCAATACATTTTAATAGGAATTCTACTTTTAGACAAGAAAATCCCGCCCTTCATTAAGTTTGGCGGGATTTTATTTTATATCATTTGAGAAGTTTGTCTTTAATTACTAATTTGGACAGGGAAATTGTGCAGCATATCGAATATGTGCCGTTCGGTGAGGTATTTATTGAGGAACGTAATAATAAGTGGAATACGCCGTTCTTATTTAATGCCAAGGAGTTGGATGAAGAGACTGGATTGTATTATTATGGGGCGAGGTATTATGATCCACGGACATCTGTTTGGATAAGTACTGACCCCTTGCAGGAGAAGTATCCGAATAAGACGCCTTATCATTACTGTTCTAACAATCCCGTAAATATGGTTGATCCTGATGGAAGGGATGATTATTATAGTAGTTCAAATGGGAAGTTGCTAGGATCAGATAAAGGACCTGGTGATAATATGCGATTGATGGATGATGAAAATTTCAAGAATATTAACTCAACAGATAAGAAACAGTTTGATAAGATGATAGAATTGCAAAAAAATAGTAAAATTATAACTATTGATAAGGAGAAAATCAATCAGGATATGCAAAAAATTGCAGATTTGTCATTTGGAGATAATAAAGTTGAGCAACAGTTGTATATTCTGTTAGATAGAAAAAATGCTAAAATATCGTCTGAGATTGGAGCTTCTGGGACAAATGGAGAAACTAACTTAGAATACTTTCCTGCACCTTCAATTGGAAGTCTGTTAAGAAATAATCCAAATACTGATCAAGGAGAAGATGCTAGAGTGTTATTAATTGGTCAAGTTCACTCTCATCCAAAAAGTACAAATTCCAATGTTATAACTCTAAAAACAATGTCTCCTGATAAAGATGCAGTTACAGCAAGGAGAGTTCAACTTCCAATCTATGGTATTGATGCAATGGATCCGGTAAATGTAGGAACTTCAGTTTATATCCATAGAGTCTCACCAAGCGGAGCTATAACTACTAATGTTGGAAAAACATCAACGGGTTTTGATATTGGTTCTCAAGCCTTAAGGCTATGGGGGAGAAGTGGTACACCTCAATTTTAATGTTTCAATAATATGAAAAAGATAATTTTATTTTTTATTTTATGTTTGTCTTTCTACAATTCTTATTCTCAGGAAATAGATTCAATTATATACATTTTACCCGATAAGGTTGAAATCAAATTGAATGAAAGAATAGAAAGTATGAATTTACCTGATTCTTATGAAGTAGCTTTTTCTTTAGAAAGAACCGATTCTTTATATTTTAGAATTGGAGTAAAGAATTATCCAAAAAATAGCATAACGTTTAGTAATATAAAAAGATTTTGCATTGTTAATGATAAGACAATTCCTATCATTTCTTTTGATTATGATTATATCTTTGGAACACCTTACCCTAACAAAATTGGTAAGTTTGGTAAACGTGAAGGGGAAGTTTTAAGAAGAACCGTGATATTTGAAGGATATGAAATAATCTTTGATAGGTTGGGTAATATACACCGAGAATTATATGGAGTACAAGTACCTAAATAAGAGAATTATGTTTAACACTCGATCCTTTCGGATTTCTAATCCGCTATAAAACAACAATCCCGCCACTCATAAATAGCTTGGCGGGATTGTTGTTTCAATAAGTTAATAATGCAAGTAATTACTAATTTGGACGGTGAAATTGTGCAGCATATCGAGTATGTGCCGTTCGGTGAGGTATTTATCGAGGAACGTAATAACAAATGGAACACGCCATTCCTGTTTAATGCCAAAGAGTTGGATGAAGAAACTGGGTTGTATTATTACGGGGCAAGGTATTATGATCCGAGAACTAGTTTATGGATAAGCACGGACCCACTTCAAGAGAAGTATCCGAATATTAGTAGTTATGATTTAATATCGTCTCTATTTTTCTTTTATATACTCTATCACCTATCTTATAATTAACCATCCAATCTTATTCCTTCCTATTCTTTGATATAACCACAAATTATGTCAAAGATGAGATTATTACTCAAACGAAAATTTAAAGGAGAAACATATACTATAAGCGACTTATACATCGATGGAGTTTTCTTCTGTAATGTTATAGAAGATAAGGTCAGGAGTCTTCCCATAACCTGCTCCAAAACACCCAAAGGTTTAGCCTGTACCTGTAAAGAAAAAATATATGCTGAAACTGCTATTCCAGCAGGAACTTATAAAGTTACTATGGAGTACAGCCCACGATTCAGACGAGTACTTCCATACTTGCATATTGTACCACACTTTATAGGAATATTAATTCATTCGGGCATCGATGAAAAAGACAGTGCAGGTTGCCTGATAGTAGGTTTCAATACGGTAAAAGGTAAGGTGCTGCAATCGAGAGTTACATCCGATAAGCTGAATACGATATTGAGTACTCAGAAGGAAATCACAATCGAGATAATGTAATGGCGAGTAATAAACTAAAACCGCCTAAGTCTGTCCGAATTGATTTTAAGCCGTCACCTCGTCAATACGAATTATGGAAGCTCTTACAACCTGATTTTTGTCCTTTATGTGGTGGAGGTATCGAGCAGATATTGATAGGTTATGATATTAATCAAAACCCACAATACAAACCGCATTGTGTTAAGTGCCTGAATCAGAATTTACCACAGCTTATACTCGGAGGTGGCGCTGCGGGCGGGGGCAAGAGCTATCTGGGTAGTGTATGGCTTATCAGTAGTTGTATCAGGTTTGATAACATTCGTGCTGTTGTTGCGCGTAAAACGCTCAAATCTTTGAAAGAATCAACATGGAACACGATAAAATCAGTATTAAAGGATTGGGGATTGAAAGAAGATGTAAACTTTAAAATTAATAATCTGGAAGGTACACTCTTGTTCTGGAACGATTCAGTCATCATCATGAAGGAGATGGCAGATATTCCCAGTGACCCGAACTTCGAGCGTTTCGGTTCTTCGGAATACACAATTGCCTTGGTGGATGAATGTTCCGAGATTTCGGAGAAAGCAATTGAGGTACTGTTCTCCCGTCTTCGATGGAGAACGCATGAGACATTTAAGACATCACGGATGCTGATGACTACAAACCCTACAACAAACTGGGTTCGTGGTCGATTCGTACAGGATGAAAACGGGGAAAAGGTTACAACAAGGGAAGGTGAAGCATACGTTCCTTTCTCAGTATACGATAATCCGAATATTGCCTTCAGACAGACATATGAAGCAGCATTGAATAAAATTCGTGATCAGGCTACAAAAGAAAGGTTACTATATGGCAACTGGGATTTTGTGGAAGCAAATGATATGGCTATTTATAATAAGTTTGACGGAGCAAAACATCTAATCACAGGCTTGAAAGAACAAGTTTATAACCCGTCCAAACCTTTAATAACTGTCTGGGATTTCAATGTTGCCCCTCAGATGTCGGCACTGACAGCGCAAATCGATTACGATACAAAGAAGGTATTTATCTTAGAAGAGATATTGGGTAAACCTGAGAATAAGGAAAACAATACTCCGGCCTTGTCAAGAAAGATGAAGAATAAACTGTACAGGGATAAACATATCGGAGGGGTAGATGTAACGGGTGACCCTTCGGGTTTGCAGCGAAGTACAGTCAACGAAGATGGTATCAATAACTATACGGTAATACTGGATATTCTGGGTAGTGGCGTTCTACGCCCGAAACTAAAATTATTGAAAAAACAACCGCCACAAGTAACACGTTGCGATTTCGTCAATGAGGTATTTACTGGTTATAATAGTTGGGAGGTACAGATAGATATACGTTGCAGGAAATTGACAGAGGATTTAATATATCAATTAAAGAACAATGACGGGACAAAGTGTAAAGCGAAGGTGACCGACCCAAAGACGGGAGTTAAATACGAGAGATATGGTCATTTATCGGATTGTCTGGATTATCTGTTATGCTATTACCTACGTGATACGTGGCATAAGTTTAAAAGCGGAAGCAGTGACAGTAATATATTATCGACAGCCGTAATACATGAGGGGTTCAGTTATTAAGGTTCAATATTTCTTTTGCTTTAAGCAACATATCAGGAGCAGTAATGAAAACATGGTTACTAATATCGCAGGTATATGAATAAACAATCTTACTGAAAGCAAGAGGGCGAATATAAGAAGAAGCGAATTAATAATAAAGACACACTGATAAGTCACAACTTTATTGATTCTGTAATTCATATAATTGGCTAAACCTGCAAAAATGAGTCCTAAGCCCGTTCCGATAAACCAAAATGAAACTTCATCGAAAGCCGGATAAAAAACAAAAGTTGATAAAATATGTACGATTCCCAGCAGAACCGTACCTGCTATTGCAAGTGTATATAAGTTCAAATTCATGTATCAAAAATAAGCATATTTTTGATGTGAAATATATTTTTGATTGATCATTTCATTCTACCCCAACAATAAAATATCCGGAGGCAGTGTCCGTTATTTGTTACTGACAGCAGTTATACATGAAAATTTTAGTTATTGATATTGGAGAACAATATTTTATCTATCTGTGCATCGGACAATCCTGCTCTTTTGAACTTGTGTTTTATAGCCAGTTTGATGGGGTGAATTCTATTAACGGATATTTTCATTATATTGGCGATATCCGTTTTTGTAAAGTGGTAACAATACAGTCCTAGCAGTAACAATTCGGAATCACTAAGGTATGATGTAGCACTTTTACCATTAGGAATGTTCATGAGATAATCTTTAGCCCATTCAATCAGTTGATTATTGGAAATTTGTCTAATATTCTCTATCAGTTCCTTAATGCTTATATATATCGTCGGCTTTTCTTTGGCTCCGTATTCTTCTGCCAACATATCGACTTCTTTATCGATAGCCATCCACTCGTTCGATATTTTGCGATATATATTTTGAAGAAAAATCAGACTGTTGGCTTTCTGGTCGTATTGTATTTGCAATAACCTGTTCTTTTCCTTCTCCTGCTGATTTCTTAGGCGCATATTCTTAGCTTTGAAATAACTGATACAGATTATCATTGAAACCAGCAATACACCAATGATAAGCAGCAGATAAAAACGGGTCTGAACGGCTTCTAATTCTTTCTCCTTCAAGTCTAGTTGATATGTATTTTCAGCTTGAATAAGTTTATTGGCTAGGTCAGCTTCAGCGATCTTTTTATCATAATCCCTTTGTAATTGTGTGTAATAATGTGCTTCTTTGTAATTACCTGTTTTTACATTATAATCACTCAGTGCCCCGTAGATACTTCGCGGTATGTATGAGTCTGTTATTTCGGAAAGTCTTTCTTTTAGCAGGTTAGTATAGTAATTAGCTGAATCGAGATTGTTGCTGAGATTGTATACCGTTGACAAATTTAGATAGAGTTGAAGTGTATCATCACGGCTCATTTCAGGTATTATTGACTGACGAAAATAATTAATTGATTTTTCATAATCACCCTTATCTCGAAGAACGAGACCTAAATTGCTGATCAAAATAGACTTATACTCAGAGTTATTAAGATTATGAGCCAACTCTAACCCTTTATTGAGATATAAATAAGCACTATCTAATTCTTTGATGTCCTGATATGCCACTCCAAGGAAATTTATCGCCTGCAACTTGTTTAACTCTGCTCCACCTGCTCTATTATAGCACTCCATCGCCTGCCCAATTCGGACAATAGCACTATCCATTAATCCTTCTCCATAGTAAATATGGGCAATGCTGTGTAAACTGCGACCTGCAAGCAGATAATTTCCGGCTTGCCTTGCGTATCGTTCCGCAGACATATAACATAAAAGCGATTTATCTAATATCTTCTTTTCATCATAGACTGCTGCAGAATAATAATTTGCTAAGGCTTTCTTGTCAGGATTAGTTCCTTTATCAAAATATTGTTGTGCGGTGAATATTAATGTATCTGTGGTAATATCCTGATTGGTTTTGTATTTTGATTGTACACGTGTCATAATATATTGCATATAGTTATCGGTATCCATCTCTTCAGGAGAACGGATTGAATCAAGCAGTATAAAAGCCTGTGATGGATTACTTTCAACTATACTCTGTGCCTTTTGTAGCAAATTCACTGACTTTTCCTTATTGTTACAGGAAATAAGTATAAGTGAAAATATGAGTGGAAGTAATGCTTTAGCAGTATACAATTTCATTAATAATTAATAGATTAAGTATATAATACTATTTACCTTTTATTCCGATCACCACTGAATCGGGTTTGGATTCTATTGTTGACTTTGGTTTCGTTCCGGGTTTAGCTCCATCATCCATTGTTTCAAATGAATAACTATCATTCTCTGAACAGGATGTAGTAATGATAGCAAAGAGGCTGATAAATACAATAAATAGTATTTTTACTTGATTTTTTTTTAGAAGAGATAACATAGCCATAGTAATAAGGTTAATTTAATAATGTAAAGTTATTTCAATAAACCTCTGTATTCAAACAAAGTCAAAAGCAAACCATCATTGTGATTCGCCTGTTATAATATAAATGACTGTATATGTGTAATATAATATGTGATATACCGCCATTTGCAGCAAAATTGTGGTATTATATTTGCCAGTTAAATGGTCGAATATTAAGATTTATCTCTTGGGTCGTGGCTATTTTGATATTTAAAAATCCAAAGCCCAGCAGATTGCCTATTCTTTGGTATAAGATTACTATATGTACAGAAGATTTTTAAATGACATCGACTATCTGGGAGTGATAACAAGTGATGCACTCTCGCAATTAACCAGAGGAAATGCAGACCGATTTATTCAGGCTGAGGAATCGGCTGAAATAAGTATTGTAGAATACCTGAGCGAGAACTACGAAATTGAACAGGAACTCAGCAAAGGTAAGTATATTGCCGACTATGACAGGGCAATCACATATCCTGTGGGAGTTCATGTTTATTTTGAAGATAAAATATACGAGGTAATCCGTTCGATAAGCGGATTTAAAGCACCTTCTGATGTTGAATACTGGGAAGAATATATTGATATCAATATAGAACCAGAATCTAAACCGATATACACTCAGTTTGGAACATACTACAAGGACGATATTGTTTGCTACAATGGTATGTTATATATCTGTCGTGAAGAGAATGGCTATAAGTTTGCCAATATACGTATTCCGATGGTTAACGGTTGGTTAGAGGTTGTCTATTCAGAATGGCAACCGATAGAATATAGTTTATGGGATGTGGTCAGTTTTGAAAATGGGTTTTACACGCTGTTGTCATTGGATGGTTTTGATAATAATCTCAATCCATTGGAATGGTTAAATTGGGGTGCAATTGCCGATTATGATTCGCTATACAACGAATACGAACTGTCGGACCATGAGTATGTGGTATACAATTCAAAGGTGTATTATCCGGAAATTGATATAAATGCCGATATCCCCGAAGTTGGTATTAACTTATCCTTGCATGATAACAGGAACTACAACCTGAAAAAACATATGGTCCGTCTAGCAATATATGAACTGACTAAGTTGATAGCGCCTAACAATGTGAGTGTAGTTCGTATGCGTGATTATGAGGATTCGATGAAGTGGCTCTCGGATGCTTCGAAACTAAAACTGAATCCGCAGATACCCCGTAAGTTAGCTGAAGACAAGAAACCTGTCACAGATTGGCAATTGGCTACTTTTCAGACGGATTACGACCCGAATAAAAATCCGTGGTTGACCTGAGAAAAAATTAATAATTCGTTTTACCCAATTTTCATTTTGTTGTAAGGTGAAGGTCAATAATAATCAAACAATAGGCAATTAATAAATTTAAACCATCTCTTATGACTCCGATATTTTCAGGTTCGTAAGTATTACTAATTTGATAAAATCGTTCTTCTATCTCCTGTATATCATTTGCATCTAAGTAGCTTAAGTCGAGATGATCATTAAACATGAACTTCAACCATGACAATAGCTGTCTAGTACTTAACTTCTCAAGTACATATTTGATTTATGTCGATTCACTTCTATCGGAAAGAGAATTAAACTCACTTGCGAGCCGGATTATTTGTCTTATCCTGTTCATATAGATCAAAGGTATAAAAAAAATATTTTTTACTTTACAAATAAAAAGTAAAAAGCCAGTATTATAGTACTGGCTCGGTTTGATTCAATCAAATTATCTTATTGATTTCTTTTCTCGTGGCTTTATTGAAGATAGGGATATAATAGTGTCTGTCGATTGAAGTGGTGGTATTTCTTTAAAAATTTACGTTATATGGAATACTAAAACATTTCATTCATATGATTGAGTACATCATCCTTGTGGGTTTGATCCCAGTAATGCTTATATATAGTGTTCGGACTATTTCCGGCAAATTTTGCTACTGCAATCGGATGATATCCTTCATCTATCATTTTGGTAATGAATGTACCTCTGGCTGCATACCAAGTGAATGATTTCTCTAGTTTGAGTATTTTAGATACTTTTTTCAGGGTTCTGTTTACCTTGTCCTGAAGTCGTCTTGTACATCTCCATTGCTGAAGTTCTGTTTTATGTTTTATGGTGAAAATAGGAAGTACATAGTTTTGATAGCATTTATTTTTATATTTTTCCACAATGGCTTTTGCTTTGGTATTAAAAGGCATTTCGGCTTCTTTGGGGAATTTAGTACGTTCGTAAATTATTATACCATCTACAATACAATCCCATGTAAGATAACAAACATCTACACTAGCCATTCCTCCTGCATAGAAACTGAATAGAAACAAATCGATCCAATATTTTTCTTTATTGCTAAATTGGCTTTTATCCATTTCCTCTATTCGTGTAATAATCTCGTAAGAGATGGTTTGAGGAGGGGTTTCTTTACGTTTAATATAATGCTGAACACATTCAAATAACTTCTTGTCTGTGTAAGGTTGCCCCATTTGATTTGCATTATAAAAAACTCCTAAAAACTTTTTTAATTTTTCAGGAAGACCCGCACTTGTCCTTTCCCGGATTCCTCTTTCCTGAAAATATATGACAAAATCCTGCAAGAATTTTTCATCGATATCTTTGAAAAAATAGCTTGATAAACTTTTTCCATATACTTCTTGTGTGAATATTTGAAGCTGATTTTTGAAAAACTTATACTGGCGGGCGTTATTAGTACAAGTTATAAATTTTCCGTTTTTAAGCCTTTTCTGACTCTTCATGTTTTCCATAATAGTGTCAATACACTGGGACACTGTCATTACTTTTACTTTCTGTTTTGTTGAATCATCTTTCTGCTTTTCATCAAAATAATGGGACCACTGGACTGGTGACCATTTAATGCCTTCTGCCTCCCAATCTTCGGCTACTTTTTGATATTTGAGGCGAAGATCAAGCAGAATCTTATTCTTACTTAATGCATCTTGGGATTTTGGTTTAAAGCATTGTTTTGACTCAACCCAGTCCTCATATCGTCCTGATACGTTTAGTGTTTTGGACACTCTGGGGTAACCTGTCTGGAAAAGAATCATGTCCAGCTTAATCAACTTACCATCTTTAGGGTGTGGTTTTCCTTTGAAATTAATTGTAAACATTCTTAAGTGGTTTTAATTGCCATTATGTAGTATTGAATCCTACATATTATTCTACATAAGAATAAGGGTATGCCACAAAAAAAGGTTTACTAAGTACGTATTTTAGTATATAGTCCGTACTAGTAAACCTTTATAAATATCTTACAATATGATAGTTGAGTATATATTACTCTGTATATAATGGAAAAAGAGGCTATCCAAATGGGTAGCCTCTTTTATGTATGTATTTGTTTTGCTGTGTAGCCAGTCTCTTTTCAGAGGCTTACCTACTCAAATTAGCAATACTTTCTTTTATCGTATTAATCTTACTTTGGGCATCAGCCTGTTTCTTGCGTTCGTTTTCTACGATTTCGGGTTTTGCGTTGGCTACAAACTTCTCGTTGCTTAGTTTTGCTGCTACCGATTTGAGGAAGCCTTCGAGGTAGATCAGCTCTTCGTTCAGCTTAGCCAATTCTTCTTCTATATTGATATTGTTTCCTAATGGTACTGAAAACTCGGTAGTACCTACAAGGAACGATGCGGCTGTGGCATCTTTTTCTGTAACAACTGAAATAGAAGTGAGGTTGCCCATTTTAGAAATAACAGGATTGAAAGCATTGTTATACTCTCCTACTATTTCCAACGATAATTCGTCTTTGCTGGCGATACTCTTTTGTAGACGTATTGTTCTGATTCCCGACACGATCTCTTTTACCTTATCGAAAGATGATAGTAAATCGCTGTCGATCGTTTTACCTTTAGGCATTTCGGCAACCATGATACTTTCGTTTTCTTTTCTGTCTGCCAACACCTGCCATAGTTCTTCGGTAATGAACGGCATAAACGGATGAAGCAAACGTAGCAACGAGTCGAAGAATCCGAGAGTAGCTTCGTATGTCTTGGCATCGATAGGTTTCTGATAAGCTGGCTTGATCATCTCTAAGTACCAAGACGAAAACTCGTCCCAGAATAGTTTATACAACGACATCAAGGCTTCCGACAAGCGGTATTTGCCGAACGAGTCTTCTACTTCTGCAATTGTTTTAGCCAATATATTCCCGAACCATTCGATAGCTATCTTAGCCGATTCGGGTTGTTCTATCGTATTGTCTACTTCCCATCCTCTTACAAGGCGGAAAGCGTTCCATATCTTATTGTTGAAGTTACGGCCTTGCTCGCACAGGCTTTCGTCGAATGGCAAGTCGTTACCGGCAGGAGCGGTTAGCAAAAGCCCCATGCGTACACCATCAGCACCGTATTTATTCATCAGTTCGATAGGGTCGGGCGAATTGCCCAGTTGCTTAGACATCTTGCGTCCCTCTTTATCGCGAACGATACCAGTAAAATATACATTTTTGAAACATGCTTCACTGCGATATTCATATCCCGCCATAATCATGCGAGCCACCCAGAAGAAGATAATATCGGGCCCCGTTACCAAGTCGTTGGTAGGATAATAGTATTGAATCTCTTTATTCTCGGGATTGTTTATACCGTCGAATACAGATATAGGCCACAGCCATGATGAGAACCAAGTGTCAAGACAATCCTCATCCTGACGCAGGTGGAAGCCTCCCCCTACCCCTCCTAAGGAGGGGTATTTAGCTATTGCTGCTTCCCTTGCTTTTTCTTCATTTTCAGCAACTACAAAGCCCCAACTTCCCCCTTCGGGGGGACTGAGGGGGGCTTGTATGTAGTATGCAGGTATCTGATGTCCCCACCACAATTGGCGGCTGATACACCAGTCTTTGATATTCTCCATCCAGTGACGATAGGTATTCTTGAACTTCGCAGGATAGAATTTTATAGTATCGTCTTCCACTGCATCGAGTGCAGGTTTGGCAAGATGTTCCATTTTTAAGAACCATTGCATCGACAGTTTAGGCTCGATAGGCACATGTGTGCGCTCCGAGTAGCCCACCTTGTTGGTATATGCTTCTGCTTTTTCGAGCAGGCCTAGTTGTTCGAGGTCTTTCTCTATTTTTTTACGAACATCGAAACGATCCATGCCTTCGTATTGAAGTCCGTGTGCGTTAAGCGTTCCGTTATCGTTGAAAATATCGATAGCTTCGAGGTTGTATTTCTCACCCAGCATGTAGTCGTTCACATCGTGAGCAGGAGTCACTTTAAGGAAACCTGTTCCGAATTCCATATCTACATAGTCGTCTTCGATGATAGGAACTACACGATTAACGATAGGCACGATTACTTTCTTGCCTTTCAGATGTGCCGTTTTAGGATCGTTCGGATTGATACAAACGGCTACGTCACCAAAGATAGTTTCGGGGCGAGTAGTGGCGATAACGATATAGTCAGAATCTCCAGCCCCCTCAACTCCCCCCAAGGGGGAGCTACAGAGAGGGTCTTTTTCTGATGCTTCCGAGTTGGAAAGCGAGTCTTGTATTTTTTGTAGAACTGTTTCGGTATTGGCTATAACTTCTTCGTTCGAGAAGCGCATCACCTGATAACCTAAGTTTTCTAATATTTCTGTTCTTAGTTGATCTGCTTTTTCAATTTCGGGTTCGTTATGATATTTGCCATCAACTTCTATTATCAGCTGTTTAGAAAGACAAATAAAATCAACAATAAAATTCTCTATAACGTGTTGACGTCTGAATTTATCGCCTAACTTCTTAGCTCGCAACATTTCCCAAAGAGCACTTTCTGCTTCAGTGGAGAATCTGCGCATATCCTTAGCATGCTCTTTCAGCAAATCGTAATTCTCACACTTAGCTGTCTGATATTTATGGTATTTTGCCGCATCAGCCTTATCTTCTCCTTTTCCATCTGCTTGCTCCACTTCTGCGCCAGCCCAAGCTCCCCCTTGGGGGGAGTTGAGGGGGCTAGTACTTATCTTATACCTCAGATAATACAGCTTACCATGTTCTTCCTTATGTATAACTTCTTCGTCCGAAAGGGCTGTTTTAGCCTGTGGATCCCAGTTTACCATGCGTACACCACGGTAGATAAGTCCTTTGTTGTATAGGTCGACAAATACTTTGAATACACTCTCCGAGCGTTTCTCATCCATAGTGAAGCACGTACGATCCCAGTCGCACGAAGCACCGAGTTTCTTGAGTTGTTCGAGTATAATACCCCCGTGTTTGTGCGTCCATTCCCAGGCATGCTCCAAGAATTCGGGACGGCTAAGGTCGTTCTTATTAATACCTTCGGCTGCCAGTTTGCCAACAACTTTGGCTTCGGTGGCAATAGAAGCATGGTCGGTACCCGGTACCCAGCAAGCATTCTTACCCATCATGCGGGCACGACGAACAAGTATATCCTGTATCGTATTGTTGAGCATATGCCCCATGTGCAGTACACCTGTGACATTAGGCGGTGGGATAACAATAGTAAACGGTTCGCGACTATCGGGTTCTGAATGGAACAGATTGTTTTTGAGCCAGTACTGATACCATTTATCCTCTACCTCGGCAGGGTTGTATTTGCTTGCAATTTCCAT